GGATCTGCGTGACGTTCGTCCAAGCCGTGATGCGGCGGATAGTGCCGGTGCCCGACCCGGCCGGGTAGAGCGTCGTGTCCGTGGTGTTGATGCCCTCGAAGGTGATGTCGTTGGTGGCGACGTTGCTCACGCGCACGATGCGGCCGCTGAGCAGGTCCCAGCCGCTGGTCACCTCGAGAAAGTCACCGACCACCACGCTATGGCCGGCGGCCAGCGTGGCCACCGCGCTGGCGGCGTTGGTGATGGCGGTCATGTTGACCGCGGTGCCGTAGGTCGACGCAACGGCGACCACGGTGCCCGTGGAAAGGGTAATTGCCATGTTGTTGCTCCGTGATGCCGGGGGAGGTCGAACCTAGAGCAGCGTGCCCGGCGCGTTGCTCGCGGTGTAAAGCGTGGCGTTGAATGTCATGGCGGCGCGGCCGATCGGTTGCTCGGCCTCGCCATCGAACTCGATCTCGGTGGCCTGGTAGATCAACTGCACAGCCTTGCCCTGCACGGTGAGCGCGGCACCGAGGGCGATCTCGACCTGCTCGCAGATGGTGTCGAGCGTGTTGGCGAGGTTGGCCCCGCGTGCAAAGGCCTGCACCTCGACCGTGACAACGCGCGGCACATACAGCACGTCGATGCCGCCCTCAGTCTCGGCACTGTCGCTGGTGGTGTTGACCACCAGCGCCGGCATATCAAGCTCGCGCAGCGGATACACGCGCGCGGTATGCACGCGCGCCTGCGTCTGGGCGAGCCCGGTCACTGCGGTGACGACGGCGGCCCGCAGGTCTTGGCGCACGTGGGACATAGTCAGCTCTTGGAAAGGAGCAGCGTGGTCATGCCGGTGCCGTCCGGCTGGATCTCAGACACGCTGTAGGCGGTGCCCTGCATCACCACACCCGCGCCGGTCACCACGGCGGCCACGTCACTGCTGCGCGCGATCAGTTGCGGGCGGGTGCCGGCGGCCAGGTCGAGCACGTTGACGTAGGCGTTGTCTGCGACGGCCCAGACAGGCTGGCCGTTGATGGTCACCTGCTCGCCGCAGGCCGTGAGATACGCCAAGCGATCAATGTCGGTTTCGAGCATTACGCAGTGCCGTTGTAGCCGGCGACGTTGGCGCCTGCGAACACCGGGCCGGTGGTCACGGTGGCCACCACGCGGATCCAGCCGCGCACGCTGCCGGCGGGCACCACCAGGCGGTGGGCCGTGCTGGCGGTGGTGATGGCGGAGGTGGCCACGGCCGGCGTGAGCGCAGCGGCGCCGGTGCCGCTGCCGTCGGTGGCGTCTTGCAGGCTGAAAACCACGTTGCCGGTGACAGCGCCGACGGTCAGCAGGACCACGATCTGGCCCTCGACATTGCGCACATCGACCCAGCCGCCGTTGTTGGCGCCGGCCGCGTAAGAGGCGGGCGCCAGGCCCAGCGCATTGAGGCTCAGCGCCTCGCCGATGAAGTTGAGCATGAAATTCACCTGCCTTTCTTGGCCGCGGGCTTGGGGGCCTCGACTGCCACGGGGGCGGGCTTTTCTTCAGCCACCGCATCGGCCACGATGGTGGCCTTGCCGGCGCTTTCAAAGCCGCGCGCGTTGATGTAGTCCATCTGCAGCTCGGCGCCCGGCTCGACCGCCTCGCCGCCGATGAGGAACGGGCGCAGCACCCGCACGGTGACCGTGCGGACTTCCTTGGCCACGGTTTGCATGATTGCGTTCTCTGGTCAGCAAGTGGGCGAGCCGCAGCCCGCCCACCTGGCGCATGGCGCGCGGGTTACGTCAGGTTGTTGGCCGCGTAGCTGAACGCGCCCGAGTAGCGCACCCCGATGTCGACCGAGTACATGGCGCGCAGGCCGATGATGCCGGCGAGGAAGTTTTCCACCGGATTAACGGCCAGCTCGAGCACGCCCCACTCGCCCACCACCACTTGGCTGAAGTCGCCAAAGAGCAGGCGGCTGGCCGGCATTTGGTTGGACGTCATGGCCCGATAGCCGATGCACTGGCCGTTGAGCATGTTGCCCGTCCACAGCGGCGTGTCGGTGCTGGTGAAGCGCTGGCGAGTCATCAGCAATTCGGTAGCCAGCGGGTGCGACACATAGCCGCAGCCCTCGGTCAGCGTGTTGGCGACCGCCAGGTCCGTCTGCGAGTTGAGCAGCAGCGCGTAGGTGATCGACGTGCCGGTGAAGGCGCCGATGCCGCCGGTGGTGATGATGCCGGTGGGCTGGCCCGAGGCGCCCGAGCCGTTCAGGCCGGCTTGGTCGACTGCCAGCGCCACCTGGGCGGCCAGGTCGGACATGACGATCGACTCGGCGCTGGGGTCGCTCTGCAGCTGCAACTGACGGCTGATGCGGGTGGCGGCCACCACGGTCTTGGGCGTGAGCGCCATCTGGCCGAAGGTCTGGTCAGAGAAGGCAGCGCCGGTGCCCGACTCCGCGCTCATCCAGTTGGCCACGGCAGCGCCGTTCTGACGCGGGACGGCGACGTTGCCGACCAGGCCCGACAGGCGACGCGCGCCCATGTTGAACAGCACCGAGCGGTTGCGCAGCAGGTCGATGAACGACACGTTGGCCGTTTCGACCAGGAAGCCACCCGCCGAGCCCGTGCCGGCGACGATGTCGCGCTGCTGGCGGTGCACCTGAGCCTTGAGCACTTCAGCCGGGATGAAGAAGTTGTTTTCGGCCTGCGCGCCGCGGCCCAGCTTGTTCATGACCTGGGCGGCCACGGCTTCGTGGCAGCGCTTCTCGAAGCCGGCCCTGGAGAAGTCACCCGACTGCACCGCGGAGATCATGCGGAACAGCGAGAAATTGGAGACTTCCTTGTCGGTCAGGCCGATGGCGGCGACCTCGGCGGGCTTGTCCTTGCCACGCTCTTCGAGGACCTTGAGCGCCTCGTCGCTGATGGCTTTGAAGTCCTTGCCGCTGGCGATCCAGTGCGAGGCCATGCGCACGTCCAGATTCATGGCGCGGCACAGGTTCTCGATGGCGACCTTGCGGTCCCTTTCCATCTGAACCGGGTCCAGTTGCGTGGCTTGCGGGGTTGCGGCTTGGGGACCCGCCGCGGGGGTTTCGACGACAGCAGTCACTTGTGTGACTCCTTTCAGAGATGCGGCGGGGGCCGCGGGTTGAGAAACTGCATCACGCTGCTCGACATTGATCGCGCAACGGGTTGTGGCGGTCTGTGCGGCGCGCGTGCCGGCTTCGGCATCGGCGCCCACGGCGACCATTGAGATTTCAAACGGCTGCCACTTGACGGCGCGCAGCACGCGGAAGCCAGACTCCTTGTCGCGGCCAACCTCGCGCATTTCGATGATCGAGTAGCCTACGGAGACGTTGCGGATGATCCCGCTCTCGACATCACGCCAAAATGGCTGAACATCTTCACGCTCGGAGAACCGAAGCTCTGCGTAGCCTTTGCCGTCTTGGAGCCAAGCGCGCTCGACGACACCGAGCACGCTGTCAAGCCGGCTGCTGTCGTGCGTGTTGAGCACCGGAGCGCCGGACATAAGCCGGGTCATGTCGACGGCACCCGATGACATGTCCAGCTCTTCAATGAAAGACTCGTCCTCCCACCAGTCGTAGCGCCGCACGCGCGCGCCGGCTGACCACATAACCGTGACCGTGCGCGACTCCGCCTTTATCGATTGCACCGGCGCAAGGCGCCGTTGCTGCGGCATGTCCACGAGACGGGTGGCTCGCTGATCCATAGTCTTACCTCCAAAGCGAAACGACCCGCTGCTGCGGGTCGTTGGTGGTGTCGTCATCGTCGGCCGCGTCGCCGTCGTCATCGGGCGGCTCGGTGTCATCTTCTGCGTCGTCAGCAGAAGGCTGGGCCGGCGCTGCCGCTGCAGGCGCGGCCTCGGGCATCACGGTGGTGTCGACGTCGATGTTGTGCTTGGCCAGCATGTCAAGCTCAAGGCGGCGCTGTTGCACCACGTCTTCAATGTCGTCACCCGCGCCGGTGAGCTCGATGACCTTGGTGAGCGTCATAAAGCCGGCCTTGACCGCCTCTTTGTAGGCCGTGACCTCTTTGGTTGGGTCGACATAGGACCAGCCGCGGAACTTCCAGCGCACGGCCTCATAGCGCTCGGGGTCGCTGAAGTACTGCTCGGCCGTCAGGCCCGCAATGGCGCCGGCCAGCGTGGCACGCTGCATGAACACCGCGTGCAGCGGCTCGCGGAAGCTGCGCACCCACCACTGCTGCAGCACCATCCACAGGTCACGATCGTCCAGCCGCGCCAAGCGGCTGGAGCTGTAGTTGCTCTGCGAGTAGTCGCGGCTGAGGCTTTCATAGCTGACGCCGACCGCGGCCGCGGTTTCGCGCAGCATGTAGCGCATGAACGGATCGAGCGCGGTGTTGGGCCGGTTGGGCGCGTGGAAGTCGAGCTTTTCACCAGGGTTGAGCCCCTGAATGACGCCGGGCTCGATGTCAATGCGGCGGTCGCCGCTGTCTTCCTCCACGCCGGCCAGCGGGTTGTCGGCGTCGCTGCTGATGGTGCCAAAGTAGTTGGCCGACATGCGCGCGGCGGTGAGCTCGGCGCCGCTGTACTCATCCATGTCGTGCAGCTTCTTGATGGCCGCGTGCATCCAGGGCTCGCCGCGGGTTTGCGGCCAGCGGTCGGTGAGCTTTAGATGGATGATCTGCTCGGCCGGCACGCGCGTGAAGCGCTGCGAGCCTTGCGCGTTGGCGCGCAGGTCGCCGGGGTGCGATTCGCGGATCCAGTAAGCAATGGGGCGAAAATACTCGTCTTGCTCGACGCCCATGCGCACGTTGGCTGGCACCGCTCCGCCCGGCGTGGTGAACTCATCGGCCAGGCGCTCGGCCTCGATGATCTCGAGCGCCAGCGGCACCTGCGATCCACCCATGCGGCGGTTGTGCAGGCGGATGATTACCTCGCCGGCCTCGAACACCTGGCCCATGCCCATGCGCTCGATCTCGTGAAAGTGCAGCGCGGCGCCCACATGGCAGTGGCGCGCCTTGGACCAGGCGGCAAAGGCAGCCTCGATCGCGCTGTTGAGCGGCGCGCGCAGCTCGCCACGCGTGGCCATGACCTGCGCCTGCATGCCGACACCAGAGCCGACCACGTTGTTTTGCACCAGCACCTTGGCGCGCTTGGCGTAGCCGGCATCGCGCACCAGCTGGCGCGAGCGGGCACGCAGCTGCGTGAGGCTGAGCGCGAGCTCGGCATCGGCGCTGGTGTTGCTGTAGCCGGCAAACCCGGCCGTCAGGCGGCTGCTGCGGGCGGCGCCGTACATGCGCAGCCCTAGGCGCTTGGGGGCCAGCATGCGCGCCAAGCGGTGGCGAAGGCGGTCAAGCATCAGCGATACCCCACGACGTAACGGCGCGACACGCCGAGCTCGGCGTTGACCTGCGCTTTGTAGTAGCCGCGCAGCTTGAGCAGCTCGTCGACCGTCATTCGCTTGAGACTGCGACCGGCGATGCTCATCTCCTGCTGGTCCACCGTGGCGCGGTTGGCAAGCACGGCGTTAATGGCGTCGAGCGCGGCCTCAGCCTGGCTGCGGATGTCCGCGCCCTGCGCAACCGTGGCTGGGTTGACCTGCACGGTTAGCGAGCCGCTGCCCAGGCTCTGCCGCTCGCCGGCTTTTTCGACCCACCGGAACCAGTTGTAGGTGCCGGGGGTCCAGGCGGCCGTGGCCGTGGGCGTGGCCTGCACCCGGTAGTCGGTGGTGTTGACGGTGGTGGCGGTGATCTCGACCGGCGCCTGCACCGGCGTTGTAAAGCGCGGCACCAGGCGGTACTTGAGCACCCAGGCAGCGGTGGCCGGGTAGTCGGCGACCACGTCCGTAAAGTCGAGCGTGTCGCCTGCGATCAGGCTGTCGACCATGCTCATGCGGGTGCCTTTCCAATGCGGCGCCGCGTGCCCTGCACGCTGGCGCTGCCAATCCGTTGCGACGTGTCTTGCACGCTGCTGGGGCCAATGCGCCGCGTCTGGGCGATGACCTGCTGCGTGTATTCGCTGGCGCTAAATGTGCCGCTGCCGGCCAGGCCGGGCAGCAGCATGGCGAACGCGCTGAACGTGCGGCCGGGTGCGACGCCTTGCGCCGCAAACACACCGCCCGCGATGAGGCTGGCGGTGCTGGTGAACGTGACGCCCTGCGCGGTGACCGCGCCCGCGCCGCCGCTGGCACTGCCAGCGATGAGGCTGGCCGTGGCCGTGAGCGTAACGCCGCCGGCTGTGGCGCCGCTGCCGCCAGTGGCACTGCCAGCGATGAGGCCGGCGGTGGCCGTGAGCGTGACACCGGCGCAGGTGGCGGCACCCGTTGCAGTGCCCACCACCAGACTGGCGGTGGCGGTGAGCGTAACGCCGTTAGCGGTTGCGCCGCTGCCGCCGGTGGCGGTGCCAGCGATGAGGCTGGCGACCGCAGTGACGGTAACGCCGTTAGCCGTGCTGCCGCTGGCCGGCTGGTTTAGCAGCAGCAGCATGGGGTTACGGCGTCAGGTTAAAGGTCAGGGTGCTGGTGTTCTCGATGGCGTCATCCACGCGGGCGACAAGCGCGGCCGGCGTCTTGATCTCC